ATCTGGAGAACAAGATCGAGTGCACTCCCGGTCGTGAGGAGGGTAGTCCTTACACCAAGTCCCTGACTCCAGGTGGTCTCTGTGGTGCCCAAAAGCTCGTTTCCGACCTCGCGGGCTATGAGATTTCGGAGGGAATTGGCGGATCTTTAATCTAAGCTAACTATAAATGGCTCTCATTACTTCCCCCACTGAGACTATTCCCGATCTCAATTATGAGTATCACACTGTGACGATAGATTCGATCGGACAAGATAGTGCTAATACATTCACTTGTTATCTTCAGCAGCCTCTGAAGAATATCGTTCAGGCTAGACTTATGGCTGCCCGCATCAATTCTACAACTGACACTGAACATTGTTATGTTTCCATAAAAGAACTCGACAGCATTTTCAATGATAGAGCTTCGAACGTCTATGAAGGTCAGTCGTCCATGAGCAATCTCCGCAGCTCTTTCGCGAGTGTTCTCACAGCTGGAAATGCGACTATAACTTTCAAAGATGATTATTCTATCACTACACAATACATCGACCCCATTCGTCGTCTCGATCGTCTCACCGTTACCATCAGAGATCAAGATGGTAACACTATTAAAGATCCAGTTTCAGCCGCTGATAACTTTTTAGTTCTTCGTTTCGTGTGTAGAAAGCCCAATTTGTAATTTTCTCCCGTTAAAGTAGTATACCATGTCTGCTGGTATTGTTCAATTGATTGCTGTCGGAGCCCAGGATGAATATATCGTGGGTAACCCCGAGATATCTTTCTTTAGTTCAACATTCAAAAGACATGCTAATTTTTCACAGTCCATCGAAAAGCAAACAATCCATGGAGCAGTGAAAAACCTCTCGATGTCCAGTGTTCAATTTGAAAAAACTGGCGACCTTCTCGGTTATGTTTATTTTACAGTAGATAACACGGATCGGGCACTTGATGTACAAAACTGGTCCGATGTCATTGGTAAAGTAGAACTTTATATAGGTGGTTCTCTCATAGATACACATGAGTGTGATTTTACAGAAAAGATTGCTATCGACACTTTTGCTCAAAATGTATCCAAAAGTTCAATTGGTACACATCCAGGTGTAAGTGCTCGTTCATATTTTTACCCCCTTCGTTTCTTTTTCTGTGAAGGGCCTCAATGCGCCCTCCCTCTCGTCGCCCTCAATTATCACAACGTAGAAATTCGCATTCAGTGGGGAACACGGGCGGCAGAATATAACGTGGAATGTTACGCTAACTATTATTATCTTGATAATGAAGAACGTGGAAATATCGCTACACGAAAGCATGATATTCTCATAACCCAGGTACAATATAACGTCCCATCGAATGAACTTGTTCAAGAATTAACATTCAATCACCCAGTGAAATATATAGCTTCATCAGATACAAGCGTGGATGGAGCACTCACATCACCATCAAATAAAATTAAATTAAACATCAATGGCCTCGATATAGGTAATTACAGGTGGGGTAAGCCACATTTTATAGATGTAATGAGTTATTATCATACAAATTTTGTAACTTCTCCAGATTTCTTCCTCTATTGTTTCTGTCTTTCGACAAGCTCTCTGCAACCTACAGGAACTCTCAATTTTAGTCGCTTAGATTCTGTAAAACTCATGAGTGAAAGTATGCCAATCATTTTTCCGATATACGCAGTCAATTATAATATTCTTCGTGTGGAAAATGGTATGGCGGGACTTCTTTACGCAAATTAAAATACTACTCTATATTAAATGGTTAAGAACTTACCAACAGTGGAACGTTCAACCAAGATTAGGTTCGGTAAGCATGTACCAGAGTCCATTGATCAGGCTGATAATACAATTGTTTTTAATGCCAGTAATACACTGGTGACCACACCTAACAGTGGAAGTATTTATATGTCACCTGTTAGATTTAGGGGTGACTATCAGACCGATCCGAATATCGTAATCATGATGTACAACCGCGAAACGGGTGAATTATCTGAATCTGGTGAAACTGCTGGTGAACTCGTCGGTGGTGCCGATTTACAAAAAATTACTGATACTGGTAGCACATCTAACAATATGATACGACTTGTAAATGAAGATATAAGTCTCATCGCCGATGGTAATATCCAAGCCAACTATTTATTTGGTAATGGAACTAAATTAAATGGTGTTGCACTCGCTTCTGATCTCACGTCTAACGCATCTCGGGTGACCATTTTGGAGACAGATCTCACGTCTAATGCTGCTCGAGTCGCCACTTTGGAAACTGATCTCACGTCTAACGCATCTCGGGTGACCATTTTGGAGACAGATCTCACATCTAATGCTTCTCGTGTGACCACTTTGGAAACAGACCTCACTTCCAACGCTTCCCGAGTAACAACATTAGAAACAGACCTTACAGATAACGCTTCTCGAGTCACCACTTTGGAGACAGACCTTACAGATAACGCTTCTCGTGTGACCACTTTGGAGACGGACCTCACTTCTAATGCCTCCCGCGTGACCACTTTGGAGACAGACCTTACAGATAACGCTTCTCGTGTGACCACTTTGGAGACGGACCTCACTTCTAATGCCTCCCGCGTGACCACTTTGGAGACGGACCTCACTTCTAATGCCTCCCGCGTGACCACTTTGGAGACGGACCTCACTTCTAATGCCTCTCGTGTGACCACTTTGGAAACTGATCTCACATCTAATGCTTCTCGGGTGACCACTTTGGAAACAGACCTCACTTCCAACGCTTCCCGAGTAACAACATTAGAAACAGACCTCACTTCCAACGCTTCCCGAGTCACCACTTTGGAAACTGATCTCACATCTAATGCTTCTCGGGTGACCACTTTGGAAACTGATCTCGCGGACAACTCCGCTAGAATATCGGCATTGACATTAGATGACGTGACGAATGTTAATAACGCAACATCTAATACAGTTCAATTCACAAATCCCACGACAGCTTTTACCACTGATCTCACCTCAAATGTTGAAGTGAAATTGAACCAATTGGCGAACGTCGTCGTAGATACAGAGACACTCGCACTTGAGGACATGCTCGTGTATGATGGTTCCAACTGGACAAACCAACTTCAAAATCACACATTCCTCAACGCAAAAGCTGATGAAACTATTTCTAAAGGTGATGCCGTCTATGCCAAGGGAACGGTCGGTAACAACACGTTTGTTATCGGTAAAGCACGGGCAAATTCCAGTACAACTATGCCCGCCCTCGGTCTAGCCTACCAAGACTTAGCCCTCAATGATCAGGGTCTCATCGTGACATTTGGACGCGCTGATGGGGTGAACACTGACAACTTCCTAACGAGTGAAACCGTATATGTCAGTAACGTAACTGCAGGTGCTCTCTCTAATGTAAAACCATATGGTGCCACTGATCTCATCCAAAATATTGGTCTGGTCGTGAAGGGGCACGAATCATCGGGTATCGTTTCCGTCACTGGTGTCGGTCGTTCCAACGACATTCCTAACGCCCCTATAGTTGCTGATGAAGGTGATATTAACTACGTGTATGTCAATGATGTGAATAACGATCTAAAGAAGATCTTACCAACAAATCTCCTCACTCAACTTCAAACTCTTCAACAAGTTACTGATACCGGCAATACAACTTCCAACACAATACAATTTACAAATACAACTACAAGTATCATCACTACATCGAATATCGAGGTCGGTTCGAATATCTCCGTGGCGGGTCTCATAGATTCTCAAAAGAAGTACCTGACGATGGTCAACCAAGATGGCTTTCTCCAAAAGTCTCCAGTCTATGTGGATAAAGACACGGGTGTGTATGTTATCGAGGCAGCTGAGGCTGAGTTTCAGGGTAATCTCACACTCAGTGGTAATACGACCATACTTAACTCAGAGTCTGTAACAATTTCTGACCGCATATTCGGTGTCGGAGCGAACAACTCAGCAACTCAGTTGGACAGTGGTTTCATGATTGAACATCAACAAGGTGACCCACTCGAGTACGCCAACGTCGCCCTCATCTATCACGCAGATGAACATAGGTTTTCGATTAGCTACACACAAAACACATTCACAGATAACCACATTCTTCACTATGAAGATGAAGGGCACCGTATGCTCATCGATCTTCGAGGAAATGTTCAAATTCAAAACAACACGACCATCGGAGAAACCCTCGATGTCACTGGTGCTGTGACTTTCGCAGATGATCTCACTGTTGGTGCCGCCTCGAACCTCTTCGTAGATGTGAGCTCCTCGAGGGTGGGTATAAATGAGGCTTCCCCCACCGTCTCCCTCGATGTCAATGGTGATGCGAGGGTCCAAAGTACGACGGACACCGCAACCAGGACAGCAGGTGCCTTCGTGGTTTCGGGAGGTCTCGGTGTGAATTCTAATATTCACTCGACCAACGTGTATGCAGTGAGTCACGTCGGTGTGGGTACTAACGCGGCGTCGGCACCCCTTCATATTTCTGTGAGTGGTACGGGTGAAACCACCAACGGTATTTACATGAAGAGTGCGGCGGGATCTTCAATCAACGATGCCATCGTAAATCTCGAGGTTGCCGCCGATGGTGGTGACGCTTTCATGACTTGGAATGCTTCTGGTGGTGCCGCATTCGCCATGGGTCTAGACAGAAGTGAAAGTTTGCTCACAATCTCAAACAGTTCGAGTAGTTTGAACACGAACCCGAGACTTCGAATGGCCACTGATGGTACTGTAACACTCACAAATGCCATAAATTCCATCTCAAAGACTTCAGGCTCTCTCATTATAGGTGGTGGTGTGGGTGTAACTGGAGACATTTACGCCACAAATACAAACTTTGAAGACGTCGAGGCTGACAGTGTCACAGTCACCGACTCTACGGCGGCTGTTTCGAAGGCTACCGGTGCCTTGATCATTTCGAACGGTGGTTTAGGTGTGGCTGGAGACATTTACGCCACAAATACAAACTTTGAAGATGTTGAGGCTGATAGTGTTACAGTCACTGACTCTACGGCGGCTGTTTCAAAAGCTACTGGCGCCCTAATCATTTCGAATGGTGGTTTAGGTGTGGCTGGAGACATTTACGCCACAAATACAAACTTTGAAGATGTTGAGGCTGATAGTGTTACAGTCACTGACTCTACGGCAGCTGTTTCGAAGGCTACCGGTGCCTTGATCATTTCGAACGGTGGTTTAGGTGTGGCTGGGGACATTCACGCCACAAATACAAACTTTGAAGATGTTGAGGCTGATAGTGTTACAGTCACCGACTCTACGGCGGCTGTTTCGAAGGCTACCGGTGCCTTGATCATTTCAAATGGTGGTTTGGGTGTGGCTGGGGACATTTACGCCACAAACACAAACTTTGAAGATGTTGAGGCTGATAGTGTTACAGTCACCAACTCTACACCATCTGTTTCGAAGGCTACTGGTGCCTTGATCATTTCGAATGGTGGTTTAGGTGTGGCTGGGGACATTCACGCCACAAATACAAACTTTGAAGATGTTGAGGCTGATAGTGTTACAGTCACCGACTCTACACCAGCTGTTTCGAAGGCTACCGGTGCCCTGGTTATTTCGAACGGTGGTTTAGGTGTGGCTGGAAATGTGTATGCCACTGATGTCATCGCGACTTCCAACCTTACAGTCGATACGAACACTCTACACGTAGACTCCATAAATAATAGGGTTGGTATAGGATTAACAACACCAGAATACACATTAGAT